TAACTTAGCAATTTCAGCTTTTCCTTGCCGTTCACGTGCATTTATCTCATCAAGAGTAGATTGCCTTTGTCTATCAAAAACCCTTTGTTCCCTTTTTTCAGCTCTTTCCAAGTCTGCTTGCTCAGCTTCAAACTTCTGTTCTCTTTCTAACAGTCCAGTTTCAAAGGCTCTTTCTTCCTCTATTTTTAACCTTTCTGCTTCCGCTTCTGCTGCTGCTATAGCCTCTTGAGTGCGTCCTTTTTCTGCACCTATATCTTGTAACTCTTTAGAACCAAAGTAAGCAGCTATGCCCCTTGCTAATGGGTGTGCGTTTCTATCATTAGCTTGTTGTAATAGATTTCTAGCTAACGCCTCTCTATTAGCTAGCTCTGGTAAAGGCACTGTTCCCTGTACCCTTCTAGGCTGTGATTGCAATGCGCTTATTAATTGACGATTCTCATCATCTACAATTTGCGTAGGTTGCTGAAATGCTTGTTGAGGCTGTTGTTGCTGCCTTGCTAAAAACTCAGCTAAGAAATTTCTATCTCTCATCAACAACCTCCATTTCTAAACCAAGCTTATCATAATAAACACCATAATAACCATTATCCATAACAGTTACCGCTTCTGGGTTTCTTTTCATAACCTCTTGCGCCATTACACCCTTAAATCTAGTAGGATTGCCTATGTAATTATAGTGGTATAAATTATATCCTTTTTCATTACCAACATGCTTAATATTTTCTTTTAACCTATAATCAGAACCTGCCGCAACCGTAGCACCTGCATTTGCCAAATCGCCAATGAATTGCAACTGTTGGTTTTGCTGTTGTTGTGCAAATTGTGATACCCCCAATTGATTTGCAAAACCTTGATTAATTATACTAGCCACATCAACTGTTGGTGCATTGAATGGCTGGAAAGGAGCGGCGAAGCCACCCAATGCCCCTAATTCCCCGAACTGCTGCGCCCTTTGCTGTTGTTCTAGGTTGGCTAACGCTAGTTGTTCATTTACTTCCTGACCTCTTAACGCTGCCGTTAAACTAGCTAGCCTGTTTTGTTCCACTCTTCCCGCCTCTATAGCACCAAACGCTAAATCTTGTCGCCTGTCACCAACTGACTGATCAAATCTAGTCAATTCTTTTTGTGCTGCCTCGCTTGATAATGGTATGCCTCTATCTGCTAAACTTTGCACTAAATCTCTACGCTCTTGCTCTATTATCGGTGCTAATCTTCTTTGCCCTGCTTCAAACGTTTCTTGCTCTAGTCTCAAAGCATCGTCTGCAAAATCCCCTAGCAACGGTGTTTGTAATCCGCCCTGTATATCCGCTGCGCTTCTAAAACCACCTAATTGAGTTCCTTGCAATTGACTTACCAAGTCCAACGCTGCGGCTTCTCTTTGCTCTCTAAATTGCTGTTGAAATGGGCTTTCTGTGATTCTTACGCCTTCCGCATCAGAACGTGGTACGAAGTTGCCCTCTTCGTCTATGGTGCCATATTCTAACGTGCCTTGCGGTGTGATTTGAAATAATTGTGTAGCTCTTTGTTGGGCTGCTATTGTATCTGCTGGATTTGGAGGAGTAGGTACTGGGGCATCATTACCACCAAAAATACTCGTTATTGGACTCGTAACCGATTCTACTATGTCGCCCATCTGCTTAACTCCCAATCTTCACGCAATATAGAAAATTGCATTATATCTTCAATTTCTGCTGGCTTTCTTAGGATTCCTTCAAGGGTAAAACCAGCCAATTTAACTAATCTTACCGCTTGGCGATTGCTTGCGTGTGTCACTGCGGTTAATCTATTATAACAAGAATCTTTGAAAAATAAAGATAAAATTAGTTTTATAGTTGTTAGAGGATTCCAATCTTTTCTAAAGGCTGCCAAACTAATACTAGCCTCCAACTCTTGTATATTGCTTTCCTTGTGCATTAAGAAGCTGTTAAAAGCCCACGCCACTGAAGGCCTGCCCTCCTTTATAATTCCATAACATTGACACTTTCTATAATCTATCCTATCTGGGATAGCTTCATTTAGTTTTGTACCCCAGTACCAATTGTTATTTAAACCATTCTCTGAACTTCTAGCGATATGTTCGTTCCCAACCATTTAAACTGCGCTCCCTGAATACTAAACTGTATTACCGTTGATATTGCTCTACCTGTACCCGCTACACTAAATTTAACATTCCTTGCCGCTGCCGCTCCTGCCCATTGCGACTCATCCCATATTGCTGTATTCCAGTCGGGGCCTATAGGGTCACTTTGTGCCGTGTTAGTTACTGGTTTATCTATATAATCGTAGCCTATTTCAGCTCCAAGGGTTGAGGTACCATCAAATAAATAAGTTATTGTAAGATTTTTGACATTCTTAATATTTGGTATATTAACGGTTGAATAAGCCTGTTGTGCTACGCAATCTATATTACTACCATTATCACTAAATCCACTATCAGCCTTATAAACAACACCGTCACCGCCAAAGTACAGGCCGTTATTAAAACTTGCAAATACAGTAGCGTTCCACCCAGTAAACAAACTAGGGGCTTGCGTTTGAAATACTGTGACATATTGAAAGTAGTTACTGCCATCAACTTCTGGTACATTAACAATCAACCACCCTTTATTATTATAAAGCGACAATTGCCAATCGCTATTTGTTCCGTAAGTGTTAAAAGCTTCTCTAATAGCACCACCTAATTTTGAGGGCTTTAAAAGTACACTTCCAAGCTCACCTGATGCGTTTATAGTATCACTTAAAGCTACAACATCCTGCCTAGTTAATACTATAATATCACCTGCAAATTCTATTGCAGAACGTTTATTAATTGGGGCTGGTATAAAATACCTGCCAACTAAAGCCCAATTTGCAGCGGTGCCGGGGTCATTACCTTGGTACACAATAACTTCACCTGTATCTAATATAAATGCTGCGTAATCATCAGGGCCACTACCTCCGTCTCTTGATATAGATTTCATTATTAAAAGATTTCCACCAGTCTTTGACACTTCATTTAAAGGGAATTTGTCAAATTGACCTTGTATCGCATTAGTATTACCGTAATAAAAATTGCTTGTGTCCGTATCCCAAACATACATTCTTGATTTATGAACGTTTATACCATCAACATTTGTAGGGCCGTCCGTGTTTAAGTCATGTGTATAAATAGCATCAGTTGAATTTGTACCGTCATATATTTGCGGTGTATCAGCACCATTTACAAGCACCATAGAGCCGCTTAATTGAGCACTTTCAAAGTCTGTATTTGTAAAGCCCGTTTTAACGCTTGTTGCCGTTCCTCCGCCTGCTCCTAGCGAATATAAAACAGTCCCAGCACCGACAACCAATTGTTGCGTTGTTGCGTTCTTATATTCCGATAGATGATTAACAGTGCCAGTCATGCCTGTACCAAAACTATCAAAACCTAACCTTGAGGATATGCCATCAGGTTCAGATATAACATTTTGAAATTGCACCGCATCTAACAAAGGCATAGCAGAACGTGATTCGCGGGTATTTAACCCTCCATTTGGCACAGGTATTTCCACCTGTCTAGCCGTTCCCCCTAATTGCTGTACAACTGCTTCCCTCATAATCCTACTCCTGTATCTGGCAAGTTAGGATTTCTTGTGTTGTAGTTATATTTAGGTCCTATAATTCTTTTTGGTGTTTCTGCTGCTATTAAATCCTCCCTTGCATCTTCAAATTCTTTTAATTCTACCGCTGCTGGCAAGCCGTCACCTGCTTTTAACTCGTATTTCAAACCAAGCTCCATTAAAAACTCTGGAAATCTAACCTCATCATCATCAGCTGTAAAAGCTGCCTTTGTTGTTGTTCCACTTGCATCTGTTATCCAGTTCTTGGAGATATATTCAAACACGATAGTGTCGCCTGTCTCATCAGGAGTAATTAAGATATTATTATCTTGTTCACGATAATAACGAATAATACCAACATTTGTTACAACGGAGCTTTTAAGCACCTGCCACTCTTGAGGCGTAACTAGTGACATCTTTCTATAATTAGATCTATCCCAGTCAGTATCGTTAATATAACGAAGAAAATCCCCATCTGTAAAAACACTAGAACGAGAATAAGAGCCTGTACCATTACTTGTAAACGTCACCTCTTTTTGTATAACTTGCCAATCATGCATAGCCGAAAGCTTTTTGCCCACTTTATTTAGCAAGGCTAACGCTTTCTTTACATACTTGTCATTATTCCCCACTACCGTTTGAGGCTCTTCCCCTAGTAGTGTTTCGTTTGTTACGTTTTGTATTATTGTTAGTAGGCTCATCACCATCCTCCAATTTTAAATTAGGCTGTTGCAGCTGTTTTAGTTCTGCTTTCAGCTCTTCAATCTCTTTTTCCAACTTCTTAGCGTAGTTATCACCCTCTAAAAATAACTTTGCTTTCTTTACTAAATCTCTACCTTCAAACAGGTTTTTTATACCCTTCTCATGTAAGTTAGCCAACTGCTCAACTGTTTCTACTTTTAACGCTTGTAAATTAGCTACCTGAGCTGGTGTTATACTTGGCAACATATCAAGCGGTATACCGTTCTTTTTGTCTTCTTCACGGTTTAAATAATTATTCCATTGAAACTCAAATCTTTCTTTGTCCTCTTCTTTGACCTTTCTACTTACTTCTGTGGTTTTATCACCAGGTATTCTTATATTAATCCAATCAACATCCTCAAAAACCTGCCTTCCCTCTTGTTCGCTTTTAAATTTATTATGTACTGCCTTTTTACTAAACTTTACCGCTAGATATTTATCTTCTTCTGGATTCCATTTTCTTTGATTAAACATTTTATCCGCTCCTTTTTAAAATGTCAGGAGGGGGACATAATGCCCCCACCCTTAGTTAGTTAGTGTGGAAAATCACACAAAATTATTTTTTCTGATGCATCAATTGCAACCGCACATACAACATCAGTTACCGCTGCTGAAACGTCAAGCGTTCCATCAGCCGCACCTGTTGCAGTTAGTGGGTCACCATCAGCACCCGCTGTTAGTGCTATAGTTAACGTTGCGACTCCTTTTACTTGAATCCAACCATAACTACCATCAGTTAAAGCTGCTTGTAATACACCAGCACCAACCTCGTCACTATCAGATAAATCAGAAGTAACAATTGTACCAGTAGCATCACCAACAGCAACAGTTGCGTAATAAGCAACTTCACCAGCTACACCAGCCGTTGCAGCACTTGCAGCCTCATACTTTACGTATTTGTAAATTTTACCATCATCTTGTTGTGCAAGCTCACCAAGTTTAAATTGTGGGCTTGTGTCAATAACAGTTAAATCTAGACCAATTTGATATCCCATGATATCCTCCGTTATTTATTGTTAATCTTTCAATACACCTTGCAAGCTACGATTTGAACAAGTCAAGTTACCCATAAATAGTATAGGCATTACCATAGCATCTTGATTAATTGGCTTATCCATTTCACCTGGTGTAAAGTTTGCGTTTTCATGTACACAGAACTCTAAGTAATTAGTGTTCAAGAAGTACATATGATTAGGTGGTATATCGTTATCAAGAACAACAGGTACACTAAGATAATCAAGAGTTGCAAAACCACTAGAAGCCATCTTAGCAACAGCACCTTCATTCACGTTTACACGTTGAATTGACTGTAATGCTTGCTGATAGAAATTGTAATAGTTTTGATCTGCTACAATTAGGTTAGGCTTATCAGTACCACGAGTTAATTGGTTATAAACTGTGTTCATATACTTGATAATGTTGGAAGCAGAAACAGCAGCACCACCGTCCGTAGTTGCATCGTAAGCAACATTTCTCCAGAAAGTTTGCGTTGAAGCATCAATACCACCAACCGTGCC